CCTGTAGACAGCCCAAACGTGGCTAGGGCTCCCGTAAAGATCGAAGCAACGAACGTGATATCCGATGATGCTCCAGTCTTTTTGACCATAGGTAACTCTACGTAGTTTAGTGTAATGATAAAACCAGACCAGATAACTACGCCTAGACGCACCATGGCTCCTAGTATTTGCATCTGTTCGTCATGGTCATCTACATTCTCTTTTATTTTTCTGAGGATGCCTTTCTTTTCTGGCGGTTTTGTTTCCATTTGTTTATCTTGCCTTGTAAGAACTTTTGTATTCTATCCTTTAACGCATTGATTACAGGTTGTGTAGCAGTCGCAGCTGCCACAGCCGTTACAGCAGTAACAGACGCAGCAACTAGGACTTCTTGCGATGGTAAAGGGATACTAGGTAAGGGTGGAAAGTGTATTTTTGGGGGTGGGTTTTCTTCTGTTTGCACCTCCTTTGTACCTTCGGGTCTTCGTAAATCTTGCGGAGGTACGACCAAAGGTTGATATGAGGGAACATCGGCTGTAGGGAGAGGTAATGAAGGGGTTTTCAACTGTACTGCATCTGGCAATACTATGGTGGGCAACTCCATTAACTGCTAGGTTGTGTCGGAAAAACAGGTTTATAGACATCAGTTGTATTAGCTGGTAAGTCTCTTAGAGCCTGTCTATAAGTTTTCCATTCATCAGATAATGTTCTATCTCCTAAAGCTAAAACATCTGTTTGTTCTAATAACATGTTCCTAGTAGCTCGTAACTGAGTTAACATATCTGATTCAGTAAAATTAGCTCTACACCATTCGGCTCTATTGTTTAAGTATACTTGATCTACATTAATCATTTATTTAACTCCAAATAATTTTATTGTACCACCATTATAGTCGCTGTTTGATCCAGAAAGTGAGACTTGAGTTATAGCTGATGTGTTCTCAAGATAACCATTAGTCCATAATACTATACGTCCACCACTTAATTGTCCACCAGCGTTCATGTTAAATGGGTTTCTAACACCTTCATTTATAAGATGTAAGGTGAAATAAGCAAAGTTTAAACCACTTGTAAAACCTGCAACTCCTGTCATATTAACAAAAAAAGCATTTTGATTATTATGAGCCATAGTCGAATGACTGCCATTATTATCCATTCTGTTCATAACATAGTTATATTGACCACTGGTGCTCAGGTTATTAAATCTTAAAAATAAATCACCTATGTCACCACCACCAGATCTAGTGACAGAATATACCATTCCATATAAATATTGATAACCTGACAAACTTACACTTATATTACCAGTTCCACTACCACTAACACTTGTAGTTGACAATAGAGTCATACCACCAGCAGAGAAAGAGTTAGTTGATGCTGATGTAATACGTCCCTGAGCGTTTACAGTAATTGCTGGAATAGCTGTTGCAGAACCATAAGTACCAGCACTTACACTGGTATGTGACAACGCAGTGTCGTCTACAGAGTTAGGTGCGTAGTGTTCAGAATCAATAGAATCTGCTGCATAATGTTCAGAGTTGATTGAATCGTTAGCTATGTTGTCGCCATCCACACAGTCATTAGCTAAGTGTTCATGATCTATACTGCCAGCTACATAATGCTCAGAGTTAATTACATCATTACCTATGTTATCACCATCTACACAGTCGTTAGCTAAGTGAGCATGGTCTATACTTCCATTAACATAGTGTTCTGAGTTTATGCTGTCATCTTGAATATTAGTACCATCTACGCAATCATTAGCTAAGTGGTCATGGTCTATACTTCCGTTTACATAGTGTTCGGAGTTAATAGAGTCATCTTGAATATTATCGCCATCTACACAGTCGTTAGATAAGTGAACGTGATCTATACTTCCGTTAGTATAGTGCTCAGAATTGATAGCATCATCAGCTATTTTACTACCATCTATAGCATCAGCAGCAATTTCACTACTAGCTATAGTTCCACTAGAAGCAGCTGTAATTCTACCTTGAGCGTCTACTGTAATATCTGCGGCAGTATATGAGCCAGCAGTTACAGTAGTGTGTGCTAAAGCATCTGCATCTACAGAGTTTGGTGCGTAATGTTCTGAGTCAATAGAGTCAGCTGCTAAATGTTCTGAATTAATAACATCATCTTGAATGTTATCTCCATCTATACAATCGTTAGATAAATGAACGTGGTCAATAGATCCGTCAGTATAGTGCTCTGAGTCGCAAGCGTTGTCTGCTAGCTTTGAACCGTCAATAGCATCACCAGCTATTTTAGCTGAAGCAATAGCACCTGATCCTAATCTACCAACGATAGTAGAGGACGAGACATTAGCCAAGTCCTCTGCTGCTACTGGATGACCTCCAGCAGTTGAGCCGTCGTGTACGACAAGAGTTTCTTTGTCTGTATCTACAGTAACTTCACCCTCGGCTCCAGTAAAGCTACTATGTTGCGAGGTAGTTCCTCGTCTTAATTTTAATAATTTTGCCATTATGCGATTGATCCGAAGTCAAGAGTTAGGTTAGTTGTTGTTATTACATTAGGTGCAATAGTCTGTCCAGCTATAAGAGCTACTATCTCACTAGCTGTTTGATCTGCTGTAGCTGATGCTTCAATGCCATTTAGTTTAGTATGGTCAGCATCTGTAAACACGTTACTGTCAGAGGCTGATTCTACAAGTGTACGAATTTCAGCAGCTGTTTGGTCGGCTGTAGCTGACGCTTCAATACCATCCAACTTAGCATGATCTGCGGTTGTAAAGTTCTCATCAGTCTGCGATGCTACAACAAAATCTATTGTACCATCAGCGTCTTGATATGTTACTGTAATACCAGTTTCAGTATTACTTGAGAGCATAGCACCTACGATATCTTGTATCTCTTCAGCAGTTTGATCTGCGGTTGCGCCTGTTTCTATACCGTCTAGTTTTGTACCATCTGCTGATAAGTCCCTACCGTCTACTGTTTGGCTACCAGAAAAAGTTATATTACCTGTCATCTGGCCACCAGATTTTAGTAATAAATTACCTGTAGCTGTTACACCACCTTGCCATGCAGAACCATTGTAAACTCTTAACTCGTTTTGAGACGTATCAAAGTATAAGTCTCCGGTATCAAGGCTTGTGCTTGGTTCAGAACTATCAATACGATAACGATTAGCAAATGTATTTATATCAGTAATATTTGTAGCACAAGTAGACATAGCTGTAACATTAGCTGAAGTAGCTAGTGTATTCATGTCATTGATAACATCAGTGACGGCTAGTAACGCCATATCTGCTACAACATCAGAAGTACCTAGTAAGGCCATATCTGCTATGACATCGGTTGTAGCTAGCAAAGCCATGTCTGCTATTACGTCAGTTGTAGCTAGTAAAGCCATGTCAGCAACGACATCGGCAGTAGCTAACAAATTCATATCTGCTACTATGTCAGCAGTAGCTAGGGTGTTCATATCAGCTACTACATCTGTTGTGGCTAATATAGCCATGTCTGCGACGACAGCAGTAGTACCGAGAATAGCCATATCTGCGACAGCATCAGCAGTTCCTAGTCTACCTATCTCTGTTGCTTTACCAGCTACAGCTCCTATATCAGTGGCATCATTAGCTACGGCTGTGACATCAGTAGAAATATTAGCAACAGTTGTTATATTAGTAGATATGTCAGCCAGTGTATCTAGATCAGACACGATAGCTGAAGTAGCTAAAGTATTTAAGTCAGCTACAACGTCTGTAGTTCCAAGTATTGCCATGTCTGCGACAGCATCAGCAGTACCTAATCTACCTATTTCAGTAGCCTTGCCTGCAACAGCTCCTATGTCTGTAGCGTCAGCAGCTACAGCAGTTACATCACTGCTTATACCAGCAACTGAAGTTACGTCAGTAGATATACCGGCTACTGTATTTAGTGTTTGATTACCTGTACCTGTGCTTACAGCATCTGTAATTAGACCTAAGTCTTCGGAGAAAACTAACTGACCAGCTACAATATTAATGTTAGTAAGGTCAGACTGGTTAGGTGTGACAGCAGTAAAACCATCACCAGAACTAGCATCATAGACCATCAACACTTTGTTAGATGAGCTATCGAACCATAAGTCACCGACTTGTAAACTTGAGCTATCAGCTCTTGCTGTAGGTGCATTTTGGCTAATCTGATAAAGGTCAGAAAAGTTACTTACGTCCGCTACATTAGTCGCAACTGTTGCAACCGCTGTGGCATTTGCAGCTACAGTAGATACCTCTGATGCTTTTGGTACAAGTCTATGAAATGCGTATGTATGATCTGTAGCAGTTGTTTCTACCAAGAATCCAAAACCCGAAGGTATGGTAGCAGTTACACCTGTGATGATAACTGGTAAACCAGAACCTCTACCATTTGTAATAGTTAAAGTTGTACCATTTAAACTAGAAGTACCATTAGGTAAATTTGCAGAGGCTGCGTTTACTGAAACTATAGTTCCACCTTTTTTATTATTGGCAGTGTTGATATCAGGGTTTTCTGTAGGAAAACTTGTTTCATTTGCTATAGGTACAAAACCACCTACATTATCTACAAGCTCTATAACACGCAAATCAATAGCAGCAGTGGTAGCTACTTTACTATCAGTAGCAGACCATGTATCTCCACTAGCTATAGTTTCACTAGAGTCTTGTCTAAGAAATGCAGCTTCGGCAGCAGCAGATGTAAAGAAAGATGTATCGTTTGCTGTAGCTGTTGCTTGCTCACTAGCTGTAACAACTGTAGCCGTAGTTAATTTATCAGATGTTATAGATCCAGCACCATAGTGCTCATTATCTAAAGCTCCAGCAGCTATATGTTCAGAGTCAACACTGTCGTCAGCTATTTTTGTACCGTCTACAATGTCAGCTGCTAAGTGCTCTCTGTCTATAGATCCGTCTACGTAGTGCTCAGAGTTAACTGAATTGTCTGCTAGTTTAGTACTATCTATTATGTCTGCTTCCAAATGTTGACGATCAATAGACCCATCTACATAATGTTCAGAATCTATTTGGTCATCAGCTATAAGTGCATTAGTTATTTGATCGCCACCTATGTCAGCTGTTTGTATTGTTCCGTTAACAATGTTATCAGTACTAACTGTTATATCTGTAGGTAATGCACCACTACCTAACTTCTCCATTGTTACGTTATCGTTCAGTATTTTATCTGTAGTAACTGCGTTAGTACCTATAGCTGTAGCATCTATAGATCCCGGTGCATAGTGCTCGGTGTCTAAAGAATCAGCTGCTATGTGTTCAGAGTCAACTGCATCGTCTGCTATCCTAGTACCATCTATGGCATCTAGTGCTATTTTATCTCTTGTTACAGCCTTATCTTCTATATCGTAAGTCTGTATTAATTGATCTTGTTGCTCTTTAATTGCTCTAAGAGCTTGTTTTGTATTATTATTTAGGTCATCTGCTTTTACTGAAGATCCAGCTGTATATGTAGCTTTACCTTCTACAGCAGTATTACCATTATTCATTACGTCTGTTTGACGTACAACACGAACGATACTTGGGCTAACTGGAGCTGTAAGACTACCTGATGTATTCCATGTTACTGTACCACCAGAAATAGTATAGTTAGGTATTGTGTAGTCGTTCTGGCTCGAGCCTCCGTTTGTACTCTCCACTCCATCAACATATACTTTTATTTCATCTTCAGAAAATGTAGTAATAGTAAATGCAATGTTAGAGCCGTTCGCCGTTTGTTGGTGAAAGGATTGTTGTGACATTATTTATATATGTTGAGGATGTTTGCGGTGTCAGTACGCTTTTGAATACGTGCAATTTCTTTTTCACGTTGTTCTAGTATAACTCTTCGTACATTTGGTTGGCTGCTAATTGTAGCCCAAGCTTGTCTACGTGCATTATAAAATATACGTTCTATAATTCTATTATGATAGTAATCTTTTACATCAAAATCACCACGTCTACCAGATTTTATATCTCTACGCATCTCTTCTAATGATGCTAGTATCTTAGGATCGTTGGCTAGCTTATCAAGTTTTAATTCTAGATTCTGCTCACCTATAGCTTGTTGAAACAAAGATCTAATTACTGCATTATCTGTAAGCTTTGTGCCGTCAGGTGCATAGTATGTAGATGTACGTAGATCGTAACCACTGTTAAATAGTAACTGTCTACCGGGGCTTTGTTCTAAGTTAAGTGTTACAGGACTTACAGCATTATATGCTCTTGTTAAAAAGTCCCAATCTTTGAGTGGTTTACCATTGAGTATATCATACTTCTTAGGTAGCTGCTGTGAACCAGCTATCTGTTCAGTAAGTAAGTTTCTGTTACGTATAGACTGTATTACACCTGAGTTTATCTCACGCATGTATGGTGTAAATAATCTACCAAGTTCGTTACGTAGACCAGCAAGAGGTACAGTGTTGTTAGCAAGAGATGCTACAATACGTGGCCCTTGTCCGGGTCTAGCACCAAATAAGTCTACAAAGGACTGTATGCCTGCTAGGTATGACTTACTTGTAATCGCCTGTGCTATAACAAGAGATATCTTGCCTAACTGGTTTTCTGTCCACTCTTCACCCATCAGCTCACTTGCATCACCTACGTCAGCGATTGTAGACATGATAAGGTTAAATGGTTCAAAGTTATCGTAACCAACACGTACAGCACCTAGCTTTATAGTTCTTGGCTCCCACTTACCATCTATCCAAACCTGTCTTTTTTGCCTGTCAACTGGGCCGTTACCGTTAAGATCACCACGCATCCAAGCATTGACAGCCATCATAACTACGCCAGAGCCTATTGCCAATCGGCCTGTTTGTAAGGCACGTGCATTAGCAAGTTCTTCTGCTGTAAAGATACCATACTTGTTTACACTTGCTAGATCAGCTGGGTTTGCAAATGCTATATCGTTGAACTCTTTGACTAAGAAGTTAAAACCGGGTGTATACTTACCTGTAAGAGCAAGACCGTTTACACCTGTTCTAGCAAACAAAAAGAATGGCTTGGCTAGAGGTGCAGCACTAAATACATCGTTTAGACCTTTTGCAAAGCCTGTAAGATCTTGTGTTAGTGTTACTTCTTTACGTCCAAACTTTGTAGCTTCGTCAATAATATTACCATCTTTGTCAAACACCTGTGAATAAAAGTCGTCTTCATACGCTTTCATTAAGTCTTTGTTTATTTCTGGTAGTTTGATACCATCAACACTTTGCATTTCTAAGACTCTACGCATTGCTTTTTCACGCATCTTAGCACGACCAAGAATGTAACCAAACGCATCGTCAGTTGCAGCCATGATCTTTGTAGAGTATGTGAACAAGTTATTATTGTTCATCTGTCTAGCTATGTTAGCCATACGAAATGCAGCTACTTCGCCAGCGTCAGCTCTACCACTATCTTCTGCCCAACGACGTAGTATCTCCCAGTTATCATCTGCCTGTGTATACTCTGAAAAACGTGTCTTGATTGTACGTATATCGCCTTTCCAGTATGAGTTTAGTTTTTCTCTAAACAAAGTAAACGACTCAGGTATAGCTTCTATCATACCGTTAACGGCAGCTAGGCTACTTCTAAGTGTAGCAGCATCACCCTCAAACGGATAGCGTACTACTGCTCCTAATGCTGAAGCGAGTGGTCGCAAGAATGTTGCAGTAGATGTACCCATGATTGCTCGAACTGGTGTTTTAGGGCCTGATAGAATACTATGACTCATCACACCTTCTAGTTCACGAATCAATGCACCTGTTCTAGCTGGGCCGTCTGGTGCTAATGAACCACCTTTGAGTATTGTACGTGCCCATCTGTCAAAGTCTTCGAGAGTATTGACATCTTTCATCATAGAAAAAGCTTCAAACAATGCGTTGAGTAGGTTATCGTCTGCATCATCCTTAGCTATTTTTAGTACAGCCATTATAGAATCTTTTGCTTTTTCTACGTCTGCTGTTACAACTTCGTCTACTAGCTGTGATTTAGATTGTTTACCAGCTTGTAACTGTCTAAATGCGTCAGATTTCAAGAATCTAGCTTTTTTAGTCTGGTACAAAGCTGTTAACATTGTATCTACAACTTGTTTAGCTGGGCCATCTACATCATCTATACCAACTAAATCTGCTATTTCACGTCCAGCTGTGCCTAAATCACGTAGTTGTTTTAGTAATGAACCAACAACTAAGTCGCCTATAACTACATTTTTAGATGTCCAGATTTCTACACCATCAACAACATCAGGTTGAGCTTCTAATAACTCTTTTAGATACTCTTGTGGTGACATTTCTACGGCATTTCTACCCTGTGTTATACGTTGATGACCTTCTATTGCTTCTCTCCATCTAGACGCTAGCTTTGGTATACTACCTTTTACAGCGTCAAGTTCTGTCTTAAACTTTGCACTGCTCATCAGTCCACGCATAATACGTTCTACTTGCTTCTCATCTGTAGCACCTTCCATAGCAATACGCTCACGTTCGTATGGTGTTGTTACAGAGCCAGTAGATCCTTCTTCTGAACCCCACTCATTACGAGTACGAGATAGCTGCTCACGAGCTTTCTGTGGTTCTACTTCTGTTATGTGTGCTCCTTGGTGTGGTTGAGATATAGGTGCATTTTTATCTGCTCTAAACTCTACTTCACCACGTCTTAGCTGTGCTAGTCCGCTTTGCACTGTTGCCTGTTTTAAATTTTTATTTCTATCTTGTATCTGTTTTACAGCTTTTTTACCACCTCTACCCAATGTGTAAGCAAAACCATCAAAGAATAGACCTATGCCCATACCTTCAACAATGTTTTTCATCTTCATCACAACTGGGTGATCTGTATCTTTTGTAGATATAGGTGTATCCATCCAACCATAGCGGTCACGTAAAGCACCAAGAGCGTTCTGTTCATCTGACTCTTTAGATATAAGATCAGATACAGCTCCAACAGCCATACCTCTTACAACATTACCTTTAGCTAGTGCTATAAGGCCAGCTGGTAAAGCAACTATACCTGTAGCTGCCGCAGCTTTTGCAGTTAGTATCGTACCAGCTGCTAGAGATCCAAAGTGTACTAGACCTCTGAGCTGTTTACCCCACCATGTTTTTGTTTCGATTGGGTTGTCATACCCACCAAAAGGTGAAAAGTCTGGCTTGTATGCACCAGTTTCTTCCCTTTGTCTTTGCATCTCCCCGGACAAAGCATCGACTGTACGTTCTGGAAACGTAGCAATAGATGATGCAGTGTCTTGTAAACCACCAGATAAAATAGACTGACCCTCTTTGATGAGTGCCTTAGCACCCCATGTATCGGAGTTGCGTGGATCAGCCTGTGTGTCAACAGCTTGTTGTTCAGCCTGAGCTTGCTCTGACTTTGCCTGTTCTTCGGCTATTATCCGTGCTCGATAGTCGTCTGATATGTCGTCAGCTACTTTACCTAGCTCATCGACCATATCTTCGTCTATCATATATTTTCCTGAGTCCATTAAATTGTTATTCCTCCAAAGTCATTCTCGACATAATCTTCAATTAATTTTTCAAAGAATTTTTCTTTCGTACCTCTTTTTGTTTTTATAGATTCTATAATTATTTCGTTTATATCACCTTGTAAACTTTGAAACTGGTTGTTAGGCATGCCTCTAAGATTAGGAAAGAATTGTAATACTTCTGTTTTTTCTACATCAGTTAAGTTAGTTAGTCTACGCCAATCTTTGTCAGCGTCAACTAATGCACCCATGATACTATTACTTTTGTTAGCTTGTATTCTTATCAAACCAAATACCATAGCCTTTTGAGTCTGCTCGTCCATTGTATCTCTTACATCTAAGCCGCCAGCTTCTACAACTTCTATTAACTCTTCAGAACTAAAACCATACAAACCAAAATTAGAGTAACCTTGTTTAGCAAGTCTGTAAGCATCTGCTATACTTAATTGAGTTAGATTTCTATTTTCAAAAAACTTTTTCAAACCGGGGGTATCAGTAGGTTTTGAGTATAGGTTTGCGTTTTCTCTTACTTGAAAAGACTTAAGCATCTTAGTTTCTATAGTTGTATCATCATCGTCATTTAGTAATTGTAAATTCTTAGTCTGATTTTTACGTAGATACAAGAAACGTGACTCTTCTTCTGTGAGATCAAAGAATGTTTCTGGGTTCTTCATGTTGCTAGTGTCACCCGGGAACATAGCCTTAAATCTTGCAAGAGCATACTCGTGTGGCATTACATTTGTACCATGAGTTACACTTCTAAAGTATTGTGGAAATGGTGTTTTAAAACCACTTTCATAGTAATCATACAACTGATCTAACGCACGTTTCTCGTCAAGAGATACAAACTCTTTCTGATTCATTGTAGCGTCAACACCGTTGTCTTTTAAGAAAGTCTGATCGTTACGTATGTCTACTGGTAGTGTTGGTCTAGTAATATCAACCTCAGCTGAATAATCTCCTTTTAGTAACTTTTCTAAAACCTTTGGATACTCTAGTTCTAGTGCAGCTTCTAATGTTAAGTTTTGATCGCCTGCCATACGTTCATTAACTTTTTGAGTTAGTTCATACTCAGCAGCTTTAACTTGTACATTTTTCTGTAAGCTAGTAAGCTCTATGTTTGGATCTCTAGCTTGTTGCCTTAATTGGTTAACATAGTCTCTTTCTATATCTACAATGTCAAATATCTTGTTTGCCTTACCTACCTGATTAGAGTATGATTCAGTACCTACGCCAGAAGTCTCATCATTTAAAAAATGACTTGGTAAAGGCAGTGAATCGTCAAGACCTTTAGCTTTCAGTTCCTTACGGTATTTAGTTTCTTCTTCAGCAAGAGCCATAGTAAACTCTGTATCTGATAAGTTTTGTAGTCGTAGCTGTCTTACTCTTTCTTGAGAATTTTTAACAACAGTTTTATATACCTTATCATCAGCCAGAGCCATCTCACTTTGTACACGTGTAAGATAACCCATGTTACCATCTATTTCACCCGGGCTGCCTATGCCAGAATTAGCATAACCTTTAGCCACTTTGCCTGTAGATTTATTAGTAAACTCAGCTTCATTCATAAAATGGCTAATACCACCAGACTCTAATCTATATCTTAGCTCGTATATACGTTCTATGATATAATCTAAAGCTTGTTTATCGTTAAGACCTTTTTTAAGTGCAACAAGTTGAATCAAACCAGTGTCTATATTATCGTATACTCCATCGTAGTCACCGTCTGCATTTTTAGAGTTAACAGTTTCGATGATAGCATTATCAACAAACTTGTTATTTTGATTTATATATTGTTGATCGCTTATACGTTCCCATGTAGATAATATCTTTTCTTTTTCTTTTACAAGAGATGGGTACAGACGCTTGATGAAATGTCTACGAAGCTGTCTGCTTTGTACATTCAAGCCTTTGGCATTTGCATCTATCAGATATTTAGTAACAATGTTTTCTATAGTATCATCAATAGCTTCACTAGCATCTATTCTGGTTGGTAAATTAAGAACATTTTTAGCTTGTATTCTACTTTTTAGACTGCTAGCTGCAAAGTCATCGTAGCGTCGTACGAACTCATCTGATTCTAGACCTTCAAGAGTAGGTGCAAATTGTAGTTTTAGAAAGTCATAGACTTCTTCGTTATCGCCTGCTATCTCTCTTAACGCAGCTTCCTGTTCAGCTTCGTTCATGTCAAGTTTCTTTTCTTGAAACTCTAGAAACTGATCCTGTTTTTCTTCGTATAATTTTTTAGCAAACTTGAGTGATTCACGTGCTTCTCTGTTTCTTTCACGTGCTTCTCTGTACTGAGCTACATTGCTTACTAAGCTGCCTAGCGAACTTAAGTTGTCAAAAAAGTTATTTGCTTTTAACTCTTCTATGTCACCAAGTTCTTTGAAGAATCTTTCTTGGTCTCTTATGTTTTCGTCAATCTGTTTGTTGACAGCCTCCTCCATGTTAGCTTCGGTAGAGGCGTAGTTACTAATCGGTAGGTCAGGAATCCTGTCCCTTTCCGTACCGACTAGATTAGAAAATGATGAGGTCATACGAGCTCCATATTAACGTCAATTTTACTGTAGTCAACAGTTAAGTAGTTGTCTTTTATAGCTACAGCCATTGGATTCTTCTTGACAACATCTTGAGCCATAGCTCCACGCCATCTATCTTTAAATCCTTTATAGTTAAATTCATATATTTTGTAGCCATCAGGTGATACACCAACTTCTTCTATGTTTTCTTTTAGTTTTATATCAGAAGAAAAACTACTGTATATACCAGCAACCTGACTCGCAATCTGTAAAGCACCACCAAGTCTGTTAGTTGGAGGCATCATAACTGGTGCACCATATTCTGGTCTAACACCAAGAGCTTCTCGTGCTGATGCTTGTTTAGCTAGGAATACACGTTTGATACCCTCTTGTGAGTATGCCATGTTGCGACCAAATACATTCTGTACTGTAGCCTCAACATCTGCATTTTTTTGTAATAATTCAAGATATTTTAGCCTACCAAATCGTCTACTACGACCGCCTTCATTCACAGGCATTTTAGCAAAGTAAGCTTTGGCAGCATCTTCAACTCTTCTTCTACCTTTTCCTTGAGTAGCTAGAGCTTGAGCATAGGCATCAGCTTCATCTCGTGATAAACCTATGACATTTTGTTGTTGTGTTCTTTCTAAAGTAGTTTCTCTGTTGAAAAACTTTAGAGCATCGGACTTATAACGGGCATCTTTAGCAGCAGCTTGTGCTCTAGCTTGTGCCCTTGCCCCTGCATTAGCGTCTACGCACACGGCAAAATTCAATAAATGTTACATTGTTCGGCCCGTGTTTTAACTCTCGTAAAAACTTGAAGCCAAGAAACTTTAGCAGTTTTAAATGTGCCTTGTTTCTGCTGTCAACTATATTCCAGAGGAGTGGCTCAGTACGGCTATCGACATACCGTTTGGCCTCTCTTGCAAATGTAATTGGATATCGGTGTATATCAGGAGTGCAAAGCATCCATATATCACCATCTTCTCCTACTCCCGCCATGCCAGCAGTCTTGCCGTCAGGCACTGTAAAATACACGTAGGAGGCGTTGTGACACATCAAACGAGGTAAGAGGGCTATTGGTATACCATGGCCTTCTTCGACCTCTCTGCGGTCATCTGGACGGAGATTAGAGGCAACCTGTGC